GCTAGAGTAACCCCTAGTAATAAAAATAATACTTCTACCATAATACGTTATTTATTTAATTTAGTTGCCTTTCAGCATATTAATACTTATACTTCTATATAATATACGATATATTTATCTAAGAAGCAACTATTATATGCAAATAAATGCAAAGATTAGACCCTAGTAAACTTTTTAATATCTTTAATGCCTCTGATGAGGCAATATATGAAGAGCATAACATACAACATTTGTTCGAAAATCCGTATGTATTAATGGGTATGGTGGTGAGGGGACTGGAGAATTACTCTATCATCGATGGAATGTACATGATGAGGTATAAGGAGCAGTATGAATCTGTAAGAGAGACTGTTAAAGAACAATTTTACAACCGTCTCTACAATTATCTCCTTAAGATTAACCTTCAAAAGTTTGAAAACATCTACGTCATTACCGAAGAATATGATAAGATGGGAGTATTCTACGCCCTCGATCACCTACTCTACTACTATCAAGATAAAGAACAGTATGAAAAGTGTGCTGTCATAAAATCCTTTGAAGATTTATTGAGGAATACAATGACTCCTCCCATTTATGACTACAATGTTGAGAGTTTATTGGAAGAATTAAAGCTAAAACCACTACAAGACTAAAAAATTTCGGGTCAAAATGCGCGCGATGCGCGTGGGGCCTTCGGCCTTTTGAAGATATTTCGCAGCTCTGCTCCCTAACTCCTTCATTCTCAATAAAAATCTTTCTTATTCACTAACTTAAAGTTGTTTTTCTGCGGAATAGTCCGTATCTTAAGGTATAAACTAATTTAAAAACATGTATATGAATTTAACTATTCGAGAATTAAATGAAATCATCTATGCTTTAGGTGTAGCTGAGTATAAGGGAATGTTTGTAGATAAAGAAACAAATATTTCTGCTGGAGATAAGGTTAGAAATGAACTTGAAAGGTTGATTAAAGAAGCCGATAACTTGAGAGAGTCTATCAAAATCACTTCTACCGAAAAGCTAAAGGAAAATACCTCTTCTACTAAAGTGATTACCCCTATTACCGATACAGGTTCAGAGGTTGCCGACTTTTTAATTGCAGTTACTGCTCAACTTCCAGAAACTTCCAAAGAAAAAACAGTTAAAAAATCTAACTTTCCAGGTGCAAAGAAAAGTAATTTAATGGATCCGGAAAAATAATTTACCAAAGAGTGGCTATTCTGCGTTTTTTTATATATCTTCAATAATATATAAGATATTAGATATAATAAATGAATATAAGATAGAATATATAAAATAATATATAAGATATATAAATATAAAATAAGGGAAACCTATAAATAAAACAAGTTATGCTAAGTGCCGAACAAATTCAATCAAATTGGGATAAACATATTAAGATTATTAACCATTACATTGGTGATGATCGTAAGAATAGCGTATTAGCTTTAGTAGAAACATTAGCCGAACATATGGTTATGGCTCCTGCTAGTAGTAAATCATGGTATCATAATGCTTTTCCGGGTGGTTATATTGATCACGTTAATAGAGTAGTACAATGTGCTATAAAACAGAAAGAATTATGGCAATCTATGGGAGCATCTATTGATTTTACCGATGAAGAGTTGGTAATGGCTGCTATCTTCCATGATTTAGGTAAGATAGGAGATGGAGATAGTGATTGTTACATTCCTCAAACCGATAAGTGGAGACAAGATAAGTTACATGAAATGTATACTCCTAATCCTGAAATTGCTTTTATGTTGATTCCGGACCGTTCTCTTTATATTTTACAGAGATTTGGTATTAAATTATCTCATAATGAGTATTTAGGTATTAGATTACATGATGGAGTGTTTGATAAGGCTAATGAAGCTTATTTCTTTAGTCATAATCCAGACTCTCGAATGAGAACTAACATTGTTAATATCTTACACTCGGCAGACTTTATGGCTTCTAAAGTAGAATATGATTTATGGAAGAATAAAGGAGGTAAAACAGAACCTAAGGTACAGAAAGCTAAGGCTTCTACAGGACGTCCAGTTAACTCTTCAGAAGGATTATCAAACTTAATAAAAAATTTATAATATGATTTGGATTATAGGAATATTAGGACTACTTTTAATCGCATCTTTATTTGCAATCTACAATTTACTTACTAAAGTAGAGAAGTATGAAGATGTCGTACAAGATCAAGTCAAATACCTTAACAATATTTCAGCAACTATAGCTGAAGCAAAAATGCACCTACAGAAACTAGACGAAAATGGAACATTTCAGTCGGATGATGAGGTCGGTTATTTCTTTAAACAACTACAAAACGTACAAGAAGAGCTAAACCGATACATGCTCCCGACTAATTATGGCAAGAACCAAAGCTAAAAGTAACTATTTTACAAAAGAGACAGAAGATTATATAGTTATTTACAATAACTCAACAGATCACGTCCTCAGAGCTAAAATATTCACCGATCATATCTACATGCCATTCTATAAATTGGCAGAGAATATAATACATACCTTTAAATTTTACTATACTGACGTAGAACATATTGAAGATCTCAAACATGAGATCGTTTCTGTTTTACTAGAAGAGAAGATTATGAAGTTTGATGCTACTAATGGAGCAAAAGCTTATTCATACTTTGGTACAATTGTAAAGAGATGGTTAATTAATTACAACAATAAGAATTACAAAAAACTAAAGCAGATAGGATCATTCTCAGATGTAGAAGAGTCTTATGAACCGGATTTAGAAGTCGACGGACAGTTTAAGATGTCGTTATCGGCATTTTTAGATATGTGGATCGCTGAAATGTATGAGAAGGTAGATGAGTTCTTCCCAAAAGAACAAGAAGCTAGAATAGCAGATGCAGTATTAACTATCTTTAAGACTAGACATGATCTAGATATCTTTAAGAAGAAAGCACTCTATATTTATATCAGAGAAATGACTGACTGTGAAACCCCTCACTTAACTAGAGTAATATCTAAACTAAAATCTGAATTCTATAACAAGTATTTTGAGTATAGTGAAAACGGGTTAGTAGTCAATATTCTTGACTAACCTATTTATTATTAAAAAAGTATGAGTTTAGATAAGAAAATTTTTGGAGAAACCTCTCTTGCTGATTTATTTCAAGAGATACATACTAATTCTAAATCCACCCGTTCACAAGTTACTGCTTTAATAGCTGAATTGAAACCTTTGATTGAAAGTATAGGAGATGCTACCTTAGTAGTCCCTATGATAAAAGAATATATGGAGATTGGTGTTAAGAATGATGAAGCTTTAATCAAGCTAGCTACTATCATTCAGCGAATCGAAACAGGACAATCTAAAGGAGAAGAATTCGATTTATCAGAATTAGCCGATTTATTACAAGAGGCTGAGACGATTAATAAAGAAGTAAAAGAAACAGACGATGGCGACCAGTAGAGCAGGAACAGGAGCAGGGGCAGGCAGTGGAGCAAAAGGATCCGGAAGTAGTTCGGGTACTTTCTTCGGCCGTGTCATAGATATTATCTTAGATAATAAACACCCTAAATATAAAGAAATGGGTGGCGCTCTTTCTATTAATGGATGCTTCTATGCAACAGTACAAGGTACTGGGGACGTTGATCCTGATGAAGCAGCAGATCCACCTTTTGCTTTCCAAGGTAATGCTAGATATAAAGATATTCCTATTGTAGGAGAGATTGTAGCTATTGACTCAAATCCTGCAGCAACAAGTGAATCAGGTCAGGGTAATAGAAAAGCCTGGACTCGTGTTATTAACGTATGGAATGCTCCTGAGCATAATGCTTCCCCTAATACAAAGAATCCTAATTTTCAAAAAGTACTATTCGGTAAAGGATTTAAAGAGAGTGGAAAGATAAATCCACTTATTTGCTACCCAGGTGATACAGTAATACAAGGACGACAAGGTCAATCTATTAGGTTTACCGGTTCACAGCATGTAAATAACCCACTAACTACATCTAAGAATAATGGGCAACCATTAATACTAATTGCCAATGGTCAGATTACTGCACCAAATGGGTTCGATGGTATTATAGAAGATGTTAATAAGAACTTTGGTTCACTTTATTTTACAGGTTTTCATCAAATACCTTTACAACAGGCTAATACAAGAAGACTTTCCTACAATAAAATACCGGATACTGCGAATGCTTACACTAAACCACAAGTAATTCTTAATAGCGGAAGGCTATTTTTGAATGCTAAAGAAGAATCTATCTTACTTTCCGCAGCTGTATCAGTAGGATTAAATGGAAAATCCGTTAATATAGATGCAGATGACTATATTTGTCTCGATTCGAAGAAGATATACTTAGGAGAAAAAGCAAGAACAGCAGTAGAGTATAGTGCCCAACCGGTTTTATTAGGTAAAAACACTGTGGATCTTTTAGAAGATTTTATAAAAGCAGTAGAAAACTTTGCTAACTTCTTAGTAACTCCTTCAGGCTTACAAGCTTCCCCTCCTATCGCAGTAGCTCAATTAAAAAAAGAGGGTGGTATTCTATTTGCTAGACTAAAACCACTAAGAGCTCGATTGAAAGAATTAAAATCTAAAAAAGTATTTACAGAATAGTATGTCATTTATAACTATACCAGAATCAAAAGTAACTGCTTTTATAGGAAGTAAGATTGGAGGATTGCAAGCTCAACTACAAGACAAAGTACAAGCTAAGATTCAATCTACTATAACTACATTTGTACAAGCAAATGCATGTCCACAGCAAAAAACTTTAGATAAGTTAGTTAAATCTAAACAAACACTATCAGACCTTACAGAACGCTCTAGAAAAATTATAGATACCTATAAAGCATTACCCGCTAAATTAAAACCCCCGGTAAATACTCTAGATAAAATAATAAAAGTCTTACTAGTTTTACCAATTCCTCAAGCTGTACCTCCCGGTATAGGTCTACCAATCTCTATATCAAACAAATATTCAGATTTAATAAACAAATTGAGAGAGTTAGTTAAGCAAACAAAAGAAACAATAGAAGGTATTGAAGCCCTTGTAGATACAACATTTTTTGATAACCTTCTAAACGATATTAATTCAAAACTATCTCTATTAGACGGACCTATTGCATTTTGTAGTATCGAAAACGAACTTAAAGATAGCTTAACACCAGAAGAGTTAGATAAGCTTGGACTAGTTGATGCAGATGGGAACTATATTATATCTAGATTAGTACCAAGGTTAGTACAAGAGACTTTAGTTGATCCAGTAAGATATGCAGACGGTGTAGATGATGGGAGTAACTACGGAAGAAATTGCTTTAGAGGTCCTTATAAACCCGGAACGATCTACATACATACAGACGAAAGAAGAGATATAGTAGAAGGATCAGATGGAAACAAATACATAGTAAATAATAGAGCAAAAAACGGACTTGATACCTGGTTAGACCCTTTAACAGGATTTGATTGGGAATTATATGAATTGAATACTCAGAAATTACTAGAAGACCTTTTAAACAGACTTTCAAACACAAGTTTAGTTAATAGGGGCTTATTAGATAACATTAAAACTAACTTAAATAATTATAAAATACAAATACAGCCAGCACAAACTGGAATGTATAGAGCTAAAAACGGAATAGAATTTTTAATAGAAGTTATAGATGATACAACTTCTCCTTCTATAGCTAAAAGACGTTTTGCAGTAGCAAGAAACCGTGAAGGGATAATCGTAATGAAAGGACAGCCTTCTTTTGCTAGTGATGTAAACGTATTAGTTAGAGAAATTAGATTCCGATTAGACCAATTACAATAATAAACTTTAATATACTAACTATTTATTAATATGAAACTAGAAGAACTTAGGAAAGTTATACGAGAAGAGGTAGAAAAAGCATTTAAAGAACAACTTAAAGAGGTATTACTCGAAGCTGTTCAAATTGCTAGTACTCCTTCTACTTTACAAACTGAACAAAAAACAGAAACTAAGCAAGTTAACACTTTTAAAGCACCTACTCCGCAGCCTAAAAAGTATATCCCTACCGGTAATCCGATCGAGGATATGTTACAGATGACAAGAGCAAATATGACATCAGCAGATGCTGCAGCTATTATGGGTGAAGGAGTCCATATGCCAAATATGGCGACAACAGTAGCTCACCAGATGAACTTAGGTGGAGGTAATCAACCCGGTATAGATTTAACCCAATTACCGTTTATAGCGAAAGCAAAAGAGTTATTAGAAGCAGCTAACCAAAAAGATAAACAACGTAAAGGACTATAGTAATGGCATTTGATGTAAAGAAAATAAATCCATTAGATAGACAGCCAAGAAAAGCTGTAGGTGTAAATCTACCTTTTACCGGAGGAGCTGTTTTTAATTCTAACTACCTTACAAAAGACGCAGTTAGAAATAATCTAATTAATTATTTTCTTACAGGACAAGGCGAAAGATATATGAATCCTTCTTTTGGTAGCGGAATACCTTCAGAACTATTTGAACAAATAACAGAAGATAAGCTAAACGTTTTAGGTATAAAGATAAGAAATGAATTAAGAACCTACTTTCCTAAAGTAGTATCACAGGATTTATCCTTAGTAGCAGATCCAGACAAAAACACAATTGAATTCTATTTAAAGTATAGTATCTTAGATAGTAATATTGAAGATGAAGTAATTATTAATATCCAGCAATAATGGCCCAAGAAAGAGACATAAAATATATAAACAGGGACTTTAGTAACTTTAGAGATCAACTCGTAGAGTTTGCTAAAAACTATTTTCCTGATACCTACAATGACTTCTCTCCAGCATCACCAGGTATGATGTTTATTGAAATGGCATCATATGTAGGGGATGTACTTTCTTTTTACCAAGATACACAACTTCAAGAGACTTTCTTACAACACGCTAAAGACCCTGCTAACTTATACAACTTAGCTTACATGATGGGCTACCGTCCTAAAACTACGAGTGTATCAGAAGTACAGATTGAAGTAACACAGAAAGTTAACGCAGTAGCTCCAAACTACACACCTAATTGGAATCAAGCACTAGTAGTACAACCTGATACACGTTTACGTGCTACAACTTACGGAGATCCAAAATTTATAATTAACGATAAGATTGATTTTTCATATTCAAGTTCATTAAATCCAACAGAGGTTAGAATTGATAGTATAGCAAATGGATTCCCTGCAGAATATAAACTTACTAAAAGAGTAGGAGCAATATCAGGAGAACTAAAAACAAATACATATGAGATAGGAAATGTAGAAAAATTTCTAACACTAACTATTGAAGATCAAAATATTGTTGGAGTATTAGACATAACTGATAATGACGGACATACATGGTATGAAGTACCTTTTCTAGGACAAGATACTATATACGAAGAACAAAGTAATACTGCTACAGATAAGAATGTAGTACCAAGTATATTAAGATTAAAAAAAGTACCTAGAAGGTTCGTAACTAGATTGACCTCTCAAGGTAATTTACAAATACAATTTGGAGCTGGAGTTAACACAAGTGCTTCTGATGATGAAATATTTTTACCAGACCCTACTAATGTAGGTATGGGAACTAACCAAGGATTAAGTAGATTAGACTTCGCTTACGATCCATCTAACTTCTTATTTTCTAAATCATACGGTATTGCACCTTCAAATATAACTTTAACAGTTAGATACATAGTAGGAGGAGGAGTAGCATCAAATGTTCCTGCAAATACTATTAACCTTGTAGAACAAGTAACCGTTTCAGCTCCAGATCAAAGTAAAGCAAATACATTAACTTTTAATAATGCTTTACCAGCAGTTGGTGGACGAGATGGTGATACAGTAGATGAATTAAGACAAAATAGCTTAAGAGCTTACTCAGAACAAAATAGAGCTGTAACACTTCAAGATTATGCAATTAGAAGTTTATCTCTACCTTCTTTATATGGCTCAGTTTCTAAAGTTTACGTAACACAAGATCAATCTACTAACGCTAACGTATTAGGAGGAGCTTATGATTCAAATCCATTAGCTTTATCATTATATGTGCTAGCTTATAATTCAGAGAAACAAGTAGTTCAAGCTACAGATAGTTTAAAACAGAATTTAAAAACATACCTATCACAATATATGTTACTAACTGATGCAGTCAATATTAAAGATGCATTTATAGTAAACGTAGCAATGAAGTATGAGATTATAACACTTCCTAATTTTGTATCAAGAGATGTTTTATTAGCTTGTAATACAGCTTTAATAGAGCATTTTGATATTACTAAGTGGTCTATAAACCAACCCATTAACATATCAAGTATATATACATTACTAGATAGAGTAAAAGGAGTACAAAGTGTAGAGAAGATTTATTTCGAAAACAAAGTAGGCGATAACTACTCAGGATATGCATACGATATTAAAGGAGCAACAAAAGGTAACATAGTATACCCTTCTTACGATCCTTGTATTTTTGAAATTAAATTCCCTGAGATAGATATTCAAGGACGAGTAACAACATTATAAAATGGCAATATATAGAATCTTCCCTGAAAAGGATACATTTATTTACACAGAAGCAGTAAACGGTAATGCAGGTTTAGATGAGATAATCGAAATCGGCGGCTACCCTGTATCTGAAGTAGGCCAAACATCAAGAGCTTTATTAAAATTTAGCAGTACAGATGTTGCAAATGTTGTGTCTAACATTATAGGAAGTAATAATTACAGTGCAAGTATTCATTTAAGTTTAGCATCTGCTTACGAACTACCTACAGAATATTCATTAAAAGCGTACCCATTATATGATTCATGGAATCAGGGAGTAGGAAAATA